CACGACCTCGACGACGTTGGTTTTGATCCATTCCTTATTTGTCGTGAGCCACTCATCCATGCCGCCCGCGGCCTTGTTCATACTCGGCAGGAGTTCGCCGAGCACCGAGTAGGCGATGCCTTTAATGTGCGCGCCCAAGGTCGTCATCGTGTCGTCAAAGGCCTTGGCGCTCTTGGCGGTGTCGGTCGACATGACGATGCCGAGCTCGCGCGCCGCCGCGGCGAAGGCGTCGAGCCCGGCACTGCCCTCTTTCAAGACCGGCAGCATCTGCGCGCCGCTCTTGCCAAAGAACGTCGTCGCGATGCGCAGCGCCGTCGTGTGGTCCCTCGCCCGGGCGACGGCGTCGGCGATCCGGTTGAACGCGTCCTCGGCGGCGACGCCCTGGCGGATTTGCTGCTGGCTGAAGCCGAGCGCGGCCAGGCCTTTTTGCGCCTCGGTCAGCTTCTTCGCCGGTTTGGTGGCGTCGACCAGCGATTTGTTGAGCTTGGCGAGCCCGCCGGTTAGCGCCTCGGTCTCGACGCTCGATTGCTTGGCGGCATATTGCAGTTCCTGCAGTCGCTCGATGCCGACACCGGTCGAGCGGTTGAGCTTGACCAGTTCGCTGCCGGCCGACACCGCGTCATAAACGAATTTGCCGAGACCGATGCCGCCGACGATCGCACCCATGCGGGCGAACGGCCCCAAGAGCCCGGTGACCGCGTTGCGCAGCTGCAGGACGCTGCCGCCGACCCGGCCCATCGCGCTACCGATGTTGCTAAGCCCGGTCGCTTTGAACACCGCACCGGGCACCGCCGCCATCGCACGGATGCGCGAAGTCGATTGCGCGATCTTCTGGTTGAGCGTGTTGATCGGGCGGGTGAACTGGTCGGCGAGACTGACAATGACCCGGAAACCGGGGTCACGCCCTCTAGCCATTTCGCAAGAAATTCCGGCTAGAATGCAAATGCCGGCCGCGTGACGACCGGCACCTGCAAGGGAGCAAACGATGAGCTACCATCGCAAGCTCCGACTGCGGATCGTATTGATCTTGCGCGTTTACGTCAAGATCATGCGTTAAGCGGTCGGGAGGGGTCAACCGGCTAACCCTGGTTGATCCTTCCCCGGCAGGTCTCATTGCCGCCGCCTCATCCGCTCTAATTCGCGCGCCAGGTAGTCGAGACGCGCACCCCACCACCGCAATTCAGACATGGTCAGAGACTTCAATTCACTCGGTGGCCAGTGGAATTGATAAGCGAGCCAGGCGGCAAACTCTCGCCAGTCTCTCGGTCTTCCCCCATGATTTTGCCCGACTCCGCATTGATCCGGACCATGTCGCGGTGACGTATCTGTTTGACCACTGATGGCGGCAAACCGGTGCAAGCGGCGATGGTAAAGATCGTGCGCTCGATATCGCCATTGGCGCGATCGATCATCATCAGGCCTTCGAGGGTCGGCTCGATCAGTTCGATATCGGTGATGATCTCGTCGCCGTGCTTGATTGGCACCTTGAGCGCCATTTTGAAGCGAAGAATAGGGTCGTCCATGCCTAGGCCGCCTGCCGCCGCATATCCATGCCGTCAAACCGGACAGTGGCGGTGCCGTCCGCGGCGTTGAGTTCGAGGTCGCCCGACTGGAAGGCGTTGCGCAGCACCCAGACCTCGCCGGTTTCCAGTTCGGCGGTGACCGTGCTGTCGGTAATGCCCTCAAGATCGGTCAGCGGGAACTGCGTCCGGTTGGTGATCTCGATCTCGATGTAGGGCATCCGGTGCACCGCCTGGAAGCCGTGCGGGCCGTCGAGCCCGGCGACCGCCGTGCGGGTCCGGTGGTTGGGTGAAATCGTCAGCGTGCCGCGCACGCTTAGTTGCCGGCCGTCGACCTTGACGAAGGCCTCGCCCGCTACGCAATCAGCCATAGGTCACCTCTCTTGTTAAGCCGCGACGGAAACGGCGCGCTCGCTGCCGTGTAGACGGAACTGAACCAGGGCGGCGAAGATGCGCAGCTGGTTGACGAAGCTCGGGCTGAGTAGCGCGTCGACCCGGTTGGGATCGGTCGCGTTGCGCTCGACGATCAGCGCCTGCTCAAAGCCGTTGAGATCCTCGACGTAGCCGCGTTCCTCGAGCTCGCCATAGTGCGCGATCAGCTCGGCGCGGATGATCCGAGGGGTGACGATCGTCTGCCCGGCGCCGAACCGGGTTCCGTCACTCGCCAGCTTGTGCCGGGGGAACTTGCGCAGGATGCGGTTTTTGGTATCCCGCGCGTAGAATTGCCCGGTGAACATCGTCTCGACGTCGAGATAGCTGTCGTCGGGCGCGTTCCACACGTTGACGCGGTAGCTGGTGATGACACGGTCGATGTAAACCGTACCGTCGTCGGTCGTGTAGTAAGAGCTGATCCCGTCGTAATAGAGCACCTGGCGCTGCAAGATGCTGAAGCGCGAATCCGCCGGCGGGGCGCGCACGCCGTTGAGCGGCAAGGCCTGCACCGGGCGCGCCGGATCGATGATCAGCGACCCGGCCGCCTGGCCGACATAGGCGCACATCCACTCGTCGTGCGGGGTCGCCGAGTCGAAGAAACCGAACACCGAGACATGCTGGCCGTTGCGGGTGTTGCCAAAAATCGACAGCTCTCCGACCGTCCCGTGCATCGCGGTAAAGCCGTGCCCATACAGCTGCAGCGCCCACGACCAGCGGCCGGTGGTATCGTTAAAGAACTCGTCGAGGTCGAGCAAATCCTGCGCCTGGTTATAGGGGCAGAGCACAAAGTCGAAGGGCGCATCGCCGATCGTCGACAAGAGGTCGAGGACATTGGGCGAGCCGGCGCCGCCGGTGAGCATCTGGGTGATTGTCGCGGTGATACCGGGCGGCATCATCTCGCCACCGATCACGCCGGCGAGGGCGAGATCGATCCGCAAGCGCCCCAAGCGCCCGAGCTGCCGGGCGGTCAGGACTACGATCTCGGGATCGGCCGCAACGATGGTGGCGACGACCCCGAGGCGCGGATCGGCGTTGATCTGGTCGCGCGCGGCTTCGGCGACGGCTTCGGCGTCGTCGCCGTTGTTGATGACGATCCGCACCAGCCGGCCGCCGATATAGAGCGGGATGGTGCCGCTGTCGGTCGCGACGCCGGCCCATTCGATCGAGCCGGTGGCGGCGGTGAACGTGGTCTCCGCTGCGGCGAGCAGATAGAGCGGCACCGAGGCGTTGTTGCGGAACCACGCGTCGGCCTGACGCCCGAAGGCGGAACCGGGACCGCACAAGGCGCGCACCTGGTCGGCCGAGAAGACCGGGGTCAGCGTTTCGATTTCGAGCGCCGCCGTCGCCGGCACGGTGCCGAGCAGCACCGCTTTTTGCAGCGCGCTTGAGGTCCCCGCCATCGACGGGTCGAACTCGAAATAGGCGAGCGGGACGCGCAGGCCTTGCGGGATGTTGCGGAACGAGATCGGCATGGCGCGTTACTCCTTTTTGGCGGGCGGGCCTTTGCGGGTCGGTTGCGGCGCGAGAACCACATCCCCGGTGCGCAGCATTCGGTGGAAGTAACCGCGCTCGGCGGTGACATCGGCGCCCTCGGGGGGGAGCGGACGCATGGTGCGCGGGTGACGGATCAGCCGATTTGGCGCCGGCTTGACGAAAAGGCGTTCACGCTCAGTTGGGTTTGCCATTGCGGGGTGCTCCGGGTGGTGGTTGCTCGACGTCGATGCGGACGGCGGTTTCGATGCGTCCTTCGGGTCCGGTTGGCCACGGCGCCGGACCGCGGCGCGGATCGTACTCTTCGGAGGGAGGTAGCCCAGGGTCATGCGGCTTCTTCCAATCGATGAGAGCGTTGACGCCGTAGAAGTCGGGGAGCGGCTCAAACTGTTCTTCGAGCTCGCCGTCGTCGTCGCAAACGTAGTGGTAGGTGCCAAAGGTCAGCAGCCAGAACGTCACCGCGCGGTTGATCGCCAGGAGCTTGGTGCTGTCGTACCAGAGGTTGCTGTAGGGCTTTCTCGGCGACCAGTTGTAGATCGCGCCGAAGATTTCCTGGCGCACGTCGTCAATCTGCTGGGTTGGGTCCTGACCGCGGATATCCTCGGTCGCCTGCAGTGCGACGATGACGCCCCAGCGTTGGGTGCAGCGCTGCTTGTTATCGGTGGTGAACGGCTCTTGCGGCTCGGCCTGGTCGGAGAGATAGCAGACAAAGGCGGCGGGGAAAGTGAGCGCCTGGTAGTCAAAGGCGCGCGACGCCTCGGCGACCCCGGTGACGCGATCGCCAAAGATCGGCGCGGTGTGCCGCGAGCGGCGCAGCTTCATGATGATGTCGGACATCATCTCAGTTGATCTCGACCGTCGCCGGCGGCGAGCCGGGGGAGCCCGGCGTTGCGACCGGAGCGGTGGCATAGGCGGCGCGCAGTAGCCCGACGATCATCTCGGTATCGCTAAAGGTCGGCTCGAAATAGGGGCGCGGCTCCATGCGCGCGGTGCCGAGTTCGAGTAGCGCCGCGTGCGGCGCGACCGCCGAGACGACCAGCGCATAACCGCGGCGCGAGGCACGGCCGCGCATCGATTTGAGCAGATTGCCGGTGAACTTGACCGGCGGCGAGCCAGGCCCGGACGCGGTGTAGGTGCGTCCCCGAACACGGTACACCGCGCCCGAGCCGCCGCCGCCGACCGTCGTTTTCAACCGAGCCGCCATCGCGCGCGACGCCTTGCCAAAGGCGCTACGCACCTGGCGCCGGTCGAACTGGCTATAGGAAAGCTCGGCGAACTTAACTTTGATCAGCATGGTGGTGGTCGCCCACCTGGCCGTTGCCGTTGCGCGTTAGCGCGGTGGTGGCGCCGCTCTGGGTCTGCCGGACGATCGTCGCCAAGAGCGGTGCGGCGATCCGATAGGGCGCGTCGGTCAAGATGTTGATGATTTGGTTCCACTGCTGCGCGGTGAGCGTTACCGGTAGCGGCAGTGACGGCTCGACTTCCATTGGCTGGTTCATGTCAGGCATCCCATTGCGTCCTTAAATCGTCCCAGTGTGAGTCGCCCTCATCCCAGATCGTGCGCGGCGGCAGCGCGGCGATGATGGTGAGATCACCAAATTCCTCGACCTCAAGGCTGCTGAAGCGGCGCGCATCGTCGTTGTTGACCGAGACCACTTTGTAGCGGCGCCGGGCGATTTCGAGCATATGACGCACCGTCCACTCGGCGCGGAAGCGGGTGCGGATGATGTGCGTGCCGCGCGGCCCCGAGGCCTCGTCGATCTGCGCGCCGAGTAGCATCTGTTCGCCGATGCGCGGCTTGAGCGAGCACCAGCAGCTGCCGATCGGCGCATAGCCGGGGTTGACGCTGGGACCGCCGCTGACCGGGATATCCTGCCACTCGTAGACGCGGGCGAAGTTGCGCAGCTGACCGATCGGCGGCGCCTTGCCGTGGGTCCACCAGGTCATGCGATGCCGACCGCGCGATAGGGGCTGATCAGCGATTGCCAGCCCAATTCGAGGACCGGGGTCAGGCTGAACGCCGCCGTCGACTCTCTTTGTTCGTACCAGAACGCGATCGCCATCAAGAGCGCCTGGCGCAGCGCCGGCGAGACGTCGGTCGGGTTGGTGACGCCGCAGCGGAACTCGATGATGACCGCTGCCTGCTTGCGCGGCGAGACCGCCGGCCAGTAGCGCCGCGTCGGGTAGAGCCGCGCCGGGCGCTTGTCGTCGCGCTCGATCTCAAATTCGTCGAGGTCCTGGTCGACCTCGTTGATCGTCACCTTGAGCAGCTCGTCGAGCGGCGGCAGCGGGATGTCGAGCGCGTCGCCCCAAACGGGCGGCAGATGCCGCATGGTGAGACGCCATTCCTGCGACATCAGCGCGACGCCGGCGTAGTCCTCAAGCGCCTGGGTCGCGGTGGCGATCAGCATGTCGATCAACACGACTTCCGGTCCCGTCGTAGCGGTATCGGGGTCGAGCCGCAGATGAAGGATCGCCTGCTCGCGGGTGATCGGCTGTCGATCCGGCCGCCGGGTGCAGACCAGGCGCGAGCGCGGCGGCGCCCAGATCGAGCGCGCCGGGTCGCCGATGAGCGGATAGTTCCAGCCCCATGCCCAGCCGGGATTGCCGCTCAAGGCGCGTTCTCCAAGTCGGTCACCCGTTGCGCGAGCGCGGCAATCGCGGCGTTGACCCCGGCGATGAGGCCATCGACATAAGCCTTGTTTGCGGCGTCGTTGGGAACAACCGGCACGGTGAGAATTTGCACCGGCCCGGCGACGATGCCGCCGGCGGCGAGCTGCAGATAGCGCGCGTCGGCTTGGCCCTCGGTGAGCCCGCCACCGCCACCGGTGCCGCCCGTACCCGAAGGATCGACGCCGGGGAGAAACACCTGCCAGGCCGGTGAATTGACCGAGGGGACATCGCCGGTCGGCTCGTTGGCGATCCACAGCACGTAGCCGTGCCGCACCAGGTCGCCGTACTGGTAATTGCGGCCGGGCTCGTACATGCCGAGAAAGTTGATCGAGGTGATCGGGATCGGTTCGGTGATGGTGCCGTCTTCGAGGACGATGCGCACCAAGCCAGGGTAGCCCTTTACCGGCTCGACACCGGCAATGCCGAGCCCGGTGGCGCCGCGCTCGCCGGGATCGCCCTTGTCGCCCTTGTCGCCAGGTGGTCCGCGATCGCCGGGCGCACCGTGGTCGCCGCGCTCGCCTTGGTCGCCGCGTTCCCCCTGGTCGCCCTTCTCCCCACGCGCCGAAGCAATAAGCCAGTCGTCGCAACCCGGCGGCTCGCGCGTGGTGCGCTGCGCCCGGAAGGTGATCCCGTCGTGCTCGACCTCGTCGCCCTCGACATAGACACCGGGCTGCCAGGGGCCGCGATGAATGGGGATCGGCAGATTGAGAAAAAACGTGCGGTCCTTGCGCGTGATCAGGTCCGAGGCGAGCTTGACGACGAGGCCGATCGAGCGCGGGTCGCCGACGGTCTGAAATGCCTGGATGGTTTGGATGCCATCGGCGATCAGCAGCCATTCGCCGATCCGGCCGGGCGGGCGCGAGGCGGCGCGGTTGCGCGCCTGCCACAAGCCGCCTGCATAGTGTACCGCCGCGTGCTGCTCGTAGATTTCGCCCTCGCGCCAATGGCGCGCCTGCGCCGAAAAATCGACGGGTGCAGTCGGCAGCGGATCGTCGCCATCGAGCTGTCCGGGGTAGCGGCGCGCGAGTTCTCGATCGTCCATTAGACCGGTCCCAAATCCTGCACGGTGACGATGGTCCGCATATTCGGCGCGATGGTGCCGCCCTCGCCGATCTGGATGAGACTGCCGCTCGCCGCCGCCAGGCGCGCGGTCAGCAGCACGCGAACCTGGCCGGGGGTGGCGTCGACCGCAGCGGTAAACTGCGCCGTCGAGCGGAGCAACGAGGTCGCGTCGTTGGTGAACTTGTAGGCGACGACGCTCGATTCGAACGCGATGAGCCCCGTCGCATAGATCACCTGCCAGGGCTGAGTGCCCGGCGGATCGGCCGAGGCGAAGGCCGGGGTGATCGTAACGAGGATGCTGCGCAGCCCGGTCGCGGGTATCGGGAAATTGACATCGAGAAACGTCTGCGCCGCGGTGGTGAGCGACAGCTCGTTTGGCATGTAGGCGATGGTGCGGAAGGCGCTCGGCGCCGCGACCGCAGCAACCGCGTCATCGACGTACTGTTTCGGCACCGCGTCGTTGGGCTGAGTGGGCGCACCGAGGTTAAAAATGCGCTGTAGGCTCATGCCCAGCGGGCCGGTAGAGACCACCTCGCGCGTGCCGGTCAGCAACAGGAGCGGATAGCCGGCCGCCGCCATGATCAGATCAGCGCCGGCCCCGCCGGTCACGCCACGGTAAAAACCGGTCTGAGGATCGCCGATCGCCAGTCCCAGGTCGTTGGGGGGGTTGCCGGGCGGCGTGACGATGGTGACGCCGGATCGCAGATAACGGCCGTCGCCGGTACGCAGGTTGAGCGCGTCTTGTGCCGCCGTCGCGTCGGCGAGAAAATTGATCTGCTGACTACCCATGTTGATCGGCAGAAAGAATGCCGTCGTCCCGACCATGAATTGCATCATTGACGCGCCGCCGTTGACCGCGACGAGGACGTTGCCGGAACGATAGAAGCCGGTCGCGGGGTCGCCGAACCCGAGCCCAAGATTGGTAAGACCGCCGCCGGTCCGGCAGATCAGATTGCCGCGCATCTGGCCGAAATCGAGATTGAGGTAGCGGTCGTCGCCGGTCGCCTGGGTGATGATCGGGCTGCGCGACGCCGCCGCGCCATCGCTATTTTCGATGAAGACGCCGTTATTGCCCGCCGCCTGTCGCAAGGTGAGACCGTGCGGCGCGGGCGTTTCATAAATTACTGAGGTCCCAGGCTGGAATACGAAGCCCTGACCGGGGCCGAAACTAATCACACCAGTCATCTGCCCGCCGCTCAATGGCAGGAACGGACCGCCGCCGCCGCCAATGTCGTCTTCGGTCAGGAGCCGCCGCCGCGAGGCCGTGCCGCCGGCGCTGTTTTCCATAAAGATGCCGGCATCGCCCTGCGCCTGGCGGATAATGAGGCCAGCCGCCGCCTCGTAGATCGCCGCGCTGCGGCTCCATTGCACGCCCTGGTCGGTACCCTGGAAGTTGATCGTGCCGGTCATCGTGTCGCCGGCGAGACGCAAATAGCGCGCATCGGCGGTCGGCAAGTCGGGGACATCGCCCTCGACCAGCATCCGCACCCGCCCCAGCCCTTGATCGTTTTCGGTCCAGACCGCGTCCTGAAGGGCGCCGCGGCGCAGGATCAAACCGGGAAACGCGGCACTATCGCTGCTGTAAATCGCGGCGCCGTTGAGCGGCCATTGCGCGCCAATTTGCAGTTGATCGAATTGCAGGTTGCCGCTGACGAGATCGCCGGCCTTGCGGATATAGCGCTGATCGAGCGTCGGCAGATCGGGTCCGCCGCCGCCGCTCGCGGTGCCGCCGGTGCCCGAAGGATCGACCCCGGTGAGAAAGAGCTCCCAGGCATCGGTCGCGGTGCTGGGCACATCCTGGGTGTCGCGCATCGCGACCCAAAGGTGATAGCCGAAGCGGACGAGATCGCCGCGCGCGTAGGTGTCGCCGGGGACGTAGACGCCGACATAGCGGATCGCCGAGACCGCAAGCGGCTGGCTAAGCGTGCCGTCCTCGTACTGCAGCTGGATGATGCCGGGACCGACGAGCTCGACCTTGCCGATGCCGATGCCGCGTTCGCCTTGGTCGCCCTTGGTGCCGCGCTCGCCACGCGGGCCGCGTTCGCCACGCTCGCCCTGGATGCCGGGATCACCGCGCGGGCCACGATCGCCGCGCTCGCCCTGGATGCCGCAGGGTCCCTCGTCGCCACGCGGGCCGTGCGCCGAGACTAGCGTCCAACCTTCGTTGGGCGGTACGCCAGGCGAGTCATTCATCGCGCGATAGGTCGCGCCGCTATATTCGACCTCGTCGCCGGCGACGTAAAACGAGCCGTATTCGAAGGCGCCGCGGTGCAGCGGCAGCGGCAGGCGGAACTTGAGATCGATATCGGTGCCGCTCGACAGGCCGACGATAATCGAATGCAGCCGCGGGTCGTCACCCGGCCCTTGGGTGGCGACGATGCGGCGGATGCCATCGGTCAAGCACAGCCACTCGCCCGGTGACGCGCCCGGCGGCGATCGGGTCTCGCACTGCGCCTGCCAGAGCCCGCCCGAGTAGCGCACGACCATGCCGTGGCCGTAGATGACGCCGTGACGAAAGACCCGCGCGAGATCGGGCGACTGGCCGTCAGGCACCTACTGCGGCCCCTGGTCGGATAGATAAATCTGCGTGCGATGATCGTCGAATCCAGTGCCGACGCCGATCATCGTGATCGCCGGACCGGACAGACTGCGGACCTGCACCGAGATCGTTGGATTGGTGCCAGAGACCGCCGCAGTGAACGCGATCTGACCGCCGCTGATATCCTGCGCAATGGCGGTGGTTTTTTGATGTAGACTCTGCCGCACGCGGGCAACGCTACCGTTCACGCCCCATTGAAATAACCAACTGCTGCCGGTTCCTGCGGTCGATGACAAACCCGGAACAATGATGATGGAAACGAATGAATTACCACCGCGCGGAATACTGAACGTCCCCGACCATAGCGTGATCCAATTCTGAGTGATCGCTGTCCCGCCTGGTTCGATAACGCGGGTTATTCCACGGCGGGTGTCGACGTAGCGCTTGGTCGCGACGTCGAGATCGCCGGTCGGATCGCCCCAAACTGAGACCATCCAGCTTTGCCGGTTGATACTCATTATCGTGCCGTTCGTACCGGCATTGGTGCGCGCGCCGATCCGCAGCACGTCGTCGGCGTCGTTGCCGGTGTCAATCCACCAGCGCTGCGTGTTGTCGCTGCGGGTGAATGAGATCGTCTTCAGCACGTTGCTGAGCAGTTGCAGCCCACCATTGTGAATTTCCGCGATCGGTGTGGTGCTGGTACCGGCCATAAACCCGATGCGGTTGGTCGCATTGGCGGCGGCGATGAGATTGAGATGCCCGCCGGTGATATTCAGCCCAAACCCGGCCGTGCCGCCGCCCCACAAGGCAATGTGCCGCGAGACGTCGCGGGCGTCGGCCTGCGCTACCGAGCCGAAGTTGATCCCGCTCGAAAACGACTTCACGCCGCCAATGGTCTGATTGGTGGCGGCATCGATGATGGCGCGACGGTTGCCGCCGTCGTTGTTCTCGATCTGCGGCTGTTGATTGCCGCTTGAACAGCGGATGACCATGCCGCTGCCGGTCGCCTTGTAGAACCGGCCGCCGCTAAATGTGACCAGCCCGTGACCGTCGAAATCGGTGACAAAGCTAAACGCTTGCCCCATCTCGACCTGGCCCCAAAGCCGGATAATGCGGAAATTGTCGGGTGCCGGCTCGGTAGCGACACCGATGAGATTGAGGCCGCGACCGAACACGCGCGCGCCGATCCGGCCGTCATTCGCGTCGGTCGGTTGCGTGTGGTAGAACTTGAGGAAGTTGCCGTTGCTGACGATCATCGCATTGCTGACCGCAAAGCCGGCTTCCTGCAAATCTCTGATGGCGGCGAGCATGGTGCCGCCGAGTGACAAACCACCAGCGATCGCGACCGGCGGTTTCAGGATCGCGACTTGATTGGCGGTCAGGCCGCGGGTCTCGCCGGTCACCATGATCTTGAAATTTTGGCTAGCGCCGACCGCGGCGATCTGCAATTCGAGCCGTATCGGCTGACCAGCTGCGGTCTGCGACAGCCGCAACTCTCTCCATGACCCGACGCCTTGATGCGCCGCCGCTAAAGTCGCCGATGCCTGGTTAAAGGAGGTAACGACCGCGATCGTCATCGACGAGTCTTGACCGGTGTGCAGATCAGAGATTTGCACGTTGTAGGTGCCGTAAGCCGGCAGGGTGCAGATATGCACCCAATTGCCCACCGCCCAATTCGCGGTAGGGCGATCGCCATGCCAGTAATCGCTTTGGCCGTAGCCGAGCGGCTGGATCGTCGAAAAATCCGGGGTGGCCGGCGCGTTGTCGATCGCCACCAGCGTCCGGAATGAGCGATTGTCGTAGAGCACCGCTTGACCCGCGGTGTAGTTCGCTGTCGTCGTCCAGGGGAAGAGGCCGCGCGCGTCGACATAGCGGCGCGGAACCGCTTCGAGCGCGGCGAGCGGATCGCCGGACAGCGTCAGCGCTCCGGTCAAGGTTCCGCCGGCGAGCGGCAGATAATCGCCAAGCGCGGTTTCGGCGGCTTGCAGGCCGTCCTGCACGTTGTCGGCGCCGAAGATCGGCGGGACCAGCGAGACGCCGCGCGCGGTCGCCCCGGCGGCGCCGACGCGCAAGCGAATCCAGTCAGTGCCGTTCGACAACACCCAGTCGCCAACGGCAAAATCGAGGCCGGCGGCTTCGCTACCGGGCGGCATGATTCCGGCTTCGTCGCAGACCAGATAACGGCCCTCGCCGGCATCGGCGGCCGGCACGAGCGGACCATCCGGAAAGCCGGTCGTCGGGTTGTAATGACAGCTATCGGTTGGCGCCTCGAAGATCCCGATCACCAGGGCGCCGCCGGTTACCAGGCGATCGACATAGGCCTTGCGCGCGAGATCGTCGGCGTCGACCGGATCGCCGGCACTTGTGGTAAACCGTTGACCCGCAACATCCCGCACCAGCAACGCGCCATCGGTGTAGCGTAGCGTGAGGGCGCTGTATTGGGGGTTGCCGACCGTATCTGTACGTGCAATCGCGAAGTCGTTGGCGTCGAGATTTGGTAACACCCCTAAACTCATATTAGACATCAGCCAACGGCTTTGGTCGGCTGTGTGGAAGTAAATCCTTGAGCCGTCGTCGCCATGCAAATCGACTTGCGACCAGCCGCCACCTAGCGGATTCGTACCACCCAGCCGGAGCGGCCCTCCATTGATCGTCAGTCCGCCTGTCATCGTGTCGCCGCTGACCGCGACCGAGCGTTCCCATACGCCGAGTGCGGTACGGCCCCAGAGGCCGGGGCCGATCGGTTCCGGCACGGCGCCAGCCACGGCCTGATCGACATAGGCCTTGCGCGTGAGATCGTCGGCGCCGATGGGATCGCCGGTCATCGTCGAGGGCTGGCGCAGCGCGATGTGACCATCGGCCCATGACGCGATCAGCGATATGGTATCCGGAGCCGCGCCCCTGATCAGGACAAAATCGTCAAGCGGCCCCGAAGCCGACACGTAGTGTTGCTCAAGGAATTGCCAGCGCATCCCGCCGGCGTCGGCAAACTGGATCGTGTTCGCTTGGCCGCCTTCCAGCCGGATCGTGCCGGTGCCCAGATTTGGCCCAAAGATCGATTGGATCAGCAGGCGGCTATTGCCGGTAATGCTGAGCGAGCCGGTCATTTCGTCGCCGGCCTTGCGCACGAAGTCGACGAGCGAGTCGCCGATGTTGTCGACGTAGCGTTTGGTCGCCGCGTCCTGCGGCTCGACTGGATCGATACTCAATTCGAGATGCGGCGGCTCGCCCAGTGCGTCCGGCGGGCGCGAGCGCATGAGCGTCTCGGCACCCTGTAGCACGCCGGGATTCTCGACCCGGAAAAGGAGGCTCGGCCCGTTAACGACGTCCGATCGGGTAGCGTAAATCCGCGCAAGGCCGCCGAGATCATCGGCCCAAATGATCGGCGGTGCGGCGCCGCTCTGATCGCCCTCCTTATGCATAAAGACCGAGTGATTGATCTGCAGCGCGCCGTCGCTCGCCTGAAACCGGATCGGCACATCCGCCCGAACGCCGGCCGCGTCATAACGGATAAAGCTGAGATCATAGTTGCCTTGCAGTAGGCCGGTGGTGCCGATCACCCAGCGGTGGAGTTGATCCGCCTCAAAGCGCACTGCTGAACTACCAAAGCCGCGCAAAGCGATCGCGGCGTCGCCGAGCGCACCGGTAAGAACCACCTCGCCGACCGCTAGACCGGGAACAACGGGCGGAACGGTAACATGCAGATCGCCGGTCATCGTGTCGCCGGACTTGAAGACGTAGAGCGTGTCGGCCTCGGGCCGGGTGAGCCCGTGGCCGGTGAAGTGATTCCAGCTATCGCTGTCGCCGTTCCAGATGATCCAGTCGCCGTTGGTGATCGACTCACCCGCGATGCCGGGGACGCCGACGGGTGCGATCTCGGGCAGGGCGGGATCGGTGGTCACGCAAGTAAAGAGATCGCCGGGATCGAAATTCGTGTTGCCGATCAGGTCGGGGTTATTGGCGGCGACTTGCCAGAGCCCGATGAAGCGAAGCGGCACTTGCGCGGTGCCGCCGGCCGGACCCGGCTCGTTGCCGGGGATGAGCAGCGCCCATTCTTCGCTGGTCGCCGTGGGCATGCTGTCGGTGCGCGATTGGCAGACAAACAGGTGATAGCCAAAGCGTACCAGGTCGCCCCGGTCGTAGGTCTCGCCGGGGGTGTAGACGCCGATAAAGCGCATCCCCGGCAGCGCGATCGGCGGGGAGACGTCGCCATCGTCGTACTGCAGCCGGATGACCCCCGGACCGACCTCCTCGAAGCCAGCGAGGCCAGCACCGGGTGGTCCTGGATCGCCTTTCTGGCCGATCCCCGGCTCGCCTTGAGCGCCCGGCGATCCCCGTTCGCCGCGTTCCCCGCGCTCGCCGCGCGGGCCGGTCTTGCCGCGCCCGCCGCGCTGTGCGGCCAGTTTCCATTCGGCCGAGGGCGGCGCCGTCGCGGCTAGATCGACGACGCATATCCAGCTCGACCCGTCGAGCGCGACGACATCGTTTAACTCGTAGGTCGTATCCGATTGATAATGGCCGCGATGAAGCGGAACCGCGAGGCGGAACGCGGCCTCGTGGACGGTCCCCGAGGAAAGCCGGTTACTGAGGGAAAAGGCACGCGGGTCGTCGTCGTCAACTTCGCCGACATAGCTTTCGGTACCATCGGCGAGGACGCGCCAGGCGCGATCGTCGGGGCCGGGCGCGGTGTCGGTGCGTTGGACCGCCTGCCAAAGCCCACCATGCGCCGTAACGCACTCACCGGCGTCATAGACCCTCCCCGGAATGTAGAGACCGGCCGCCGGCAGGGTGCCGTCCTTGCCGTCGCGCGGCCGCGGGATCAGCGCGGTTTGCTGAATGATGCGATCGGGGATCGCGTGGGTTTCGCTGGTGACCTCGGCGGCGAGTTGCCGGACCGCCTCGGCGCTTTGGCGCATCGCATCCTCGGCGCGCCGCAGATTGGCGTCGACGAGCTCGCGCATCCGTTCGGTCGCCTCGACCATGCGCGCGCCAAACTCCGCCTCGAGCGCGGCGAGGCGCTCGTCGACCTCGGCGCGCAGCCGGGTCAGGACCGGCGCGATCGCGCCGACGAGGTCAGTGATAGGTCCGTCCGCTCCGTCCATAGGTGAGTTGTCGCGGTGGTAAGCGCGGCGGCGGTGCGCCGCCGAAGACCTCGGCCATCAAGGCGTCGGCGAGTTCGGTGGTGTTGAGCGGCGGCGCCGGCGGCAGCAATTCGCGTTGCGGCGGGGTCTGCGCCGGCATCGGCTGCGGTTTCGGGTTGAGATCGGTGCGGCTCGCCAATTGCTCGACCGGGACCATCTGCTGCTGCATGAAGATTTGATCGCCGCCGGGAAGCGCGTTGAGGCCCTCGATGCGGCGCGCCTCGTTCGGAGTACGCAAGCCGCCTTGCACCGATTTGGTTAGCGCCTCGGTGCGCTGGGTAAGCTCGGCGCGGAACATCTGGTCGAGGTCGAATTCGAGATATTCGGTGCGGCCGTCCATGCCGAAAAATTGCGACAGGCGCTGTTCGAGCGCGCGCATATGCGACGATAGGCAGCCGTTCCAGTATTGCCGGGTGAGCTGTTCCGACGAGTTGTAGCTGACGTTTTTCAGGTCGCCGATCATGAACCCCGGCACGCGGTAGACCCGCGCGACATCCTCGACGGTCCAGCGCAATTGCTCGATCAGTTGCGCGTCGACCGCGCTCATCGTCAGCGCTTCCCATTTGAGACCCTGTTCGAGCACCGCGACGTCGCCAGCGCCTTCCTCGCCGGAAAAGAGCCGCTGAAACCGTTCCTTGACCCGCTCGGCCGCTTTCTCGTCGAGCAATTTGTCGGTCGACAAGACGCCGCTCGGCCGGGCCATGCGGTTAAAGAACCGGTCGGAGCTGCGCAGGATCGCCAGCCCGGCGCTGCAGCTGGCGGCGGCGGCGATTAGCGGCGAAACACCAAACAGCGGATCGTTGAGGGTCAAAATCCGGTGGTGAAACATATTGCGCGGCGGGACCATCACCGTGGTGTCGAGATCGGCGAGCGGTTGCGGGCCGACCTGGTAGAAGTAATCGGCCTGACCGCTCAGCCGGCTCACCCAGACATAGTCGGGAAAAAGGCAGTGCAATTTCTCGATCTGGTGGCGCCCGTTGCGGATCGGGTAGAGGTAGCCGTTGCCGCGATAGAGCACCGAGGCCGTGAGCTGTTTGATGAGGTCGAACCCGGTCTGGTAGTCGTTCGGGTCGTCGAGCACCGAGACCGCCCAGGAATCGCGGACCTCGTTGCGGCTCTCGCCGTCATCGCGCCAGTGGCGTAGCGGCAATCGCGCAATGTCGCTCGAAATGACGTCGATCGCGGTGTAGAGCGGCGGGAAGCTGAGCCCGCCCAATCCGGCGCCGGGCATGTCGCGGCCCGATTGCCACGAGTGTTCGGGCCAGACCAGGCGCAGATTGACGCCACCGATACCGCCGAGCTGGCGCTGCACCCAATTGGTCATGCGGGTGAGGATCGCGCCGCCGAGCATTAGCGGCGCACCCGCCGTCCGACCGTCGTTGGCGCGGCGTGGCTGGTCATCGGCGCGGTCTTGGTTTCAGCCGCCGGCTCGCTCTCGACGTGCCGGTGGTGATCCCGCTTTGCCGAGGACGGCGGCTCGTCGGGGACGCGGGTGAAGAAACCGAACAGCGCCAGGTGCTCATACGCGGCGATTTCTTCCTCGCTCTCGACGGTGATGATGTCACCCTCGCTAAGCGTCTCCCCCTGCCAGACGACGTCGGGATAAAGGCATCTGAGTTTCATAATGCGGCCCTCCGCACACAAAAAAAGGAGCGGCCGAAACCGGCCGCCCCCAGTTGCCACAGTCCCCGGTGGTTCATTCGGCGGTGTACGCGAAAACCACAGCAACGTCGTGGCGACGCGCCCAGGTGTGCCGCATACGGATGCGCATAAAAACCATGTCGTTCTGGAACGCGCTGAAGAAGTTGTTCGTCGCGTCGGGCGGGGTCGCCGGGTTGGCGTCCGACTCGATCGAGGCGTGCTCTGACGCATCGATCATCGGCAGCATGTCCTCGGCCCAGATCAGTTGCGACGCATCCATCAGCGCGTAGGCGGTGTTCGGCAACGCCGCCGGCAGGAACGGAATCGGGATGTTGGTCGTGTCGACAATCGGGTAGCCGAGCAAGGTGCCGGCGTCGACCTCGGCCTTGAACGCGAAGATTTGCTGATTGGTGCGCAGCAAGCGGAGGTACTCCTTGGTCCGCGCGTTCATGATCCAGACCGGCGCCCGCATCGGCACGTTCATTCGGCGCAGCTCGTAGATCATGTTGCGCAGCGCCACGGTGACCGCCGGCACCGCGGTATCGTCGTCGTGCGCCGGGATATAACCGCTGCCGGGACCCGCTACGACGCCGCCGAGCGGACCGCGTCCGAGCAGGATGCCCGCCGGCCCGGCGCCCGCCGGTTGGATCGAGAAAAACACGCTGTCGATGGTGCGCGCGGTCCCCGCCGTCATGTCGTCGCGGATCATCTGCTCGATCCCCGGATCGGACCGGGTTAGCAGTTCGTTGGTGGTCGGCACGATGACCGCCAGCTTTGACGGCGTGAGCTGCAGCTGAGCAAAGTCGAGCCGCTGGACGCGGATCGATCCGCCCTCTCCGACATAGCCGCCGGCGACACCGCCTTGCTGCCGCGGGATCAGCAAGGTGCCGGCGTTGTTGAACTGCAGCTGGCGCATCGAGGGGAGCCGCGCGACGATCAGCATCGGGCGCAGCATCTCGATAAATTCCTGGCCGAGATGCTCAAGGCGCACCAGCGCCCCGGCATTGGCCGGACCTTCGTTTGACGCCATCGGCGGGGTGTTGGGCGCGCGGGTCATCCAGCCGTTCCACGCGCAGTAGCGAATGACCTCGGTGAGCTGCTCGTCGCCCCAGCGCCAGGCCGCATATTCGGCCGCGCCGTGGCGACCGGCAACGCACATGGCGATCGCCAAGCGGGTGAACCCGGCTCCCTTGTAGTCGTCGAGCCGGGTCATCTCGCGGGCCGTGACGGGGTGGCGCGGCGGGATAACGGCGAGCGCGGTCCCCGGTCGTGCATCGGGGATGGTATGCGTCACCGGGTGGGCTCGCTGGGCAAGCAAGGCCTCGGCGGCGGTCAGCCGTTCGAGTTGATGATCGACCCCGGTAATGCGCTCGCGCACATCGTCGAGCGCCAGGTTTTCGGTGTCGTCGAGGTCGCGATTTTCGGCAAGCGAGGGCTGCAGCGCCGCCTCGAAATTGGCGACGAGATGACCGCGCTCAGACTGCAGCGCAGCGATACGCTGAGAAAGCGTTGACATGGCTTAGGTTCCTCGGATCGGAGCTTTCGGGTGGGTCGTTGAGGAACCCGTTACACCGGGCAAATCAGGCCGGCGGACCGGCCTTGAACCGCGCCAATTCGTCGAGCCGGATCGTCCGCCGGATAAAGTGGCCCACAAGCTCCGGGGCCGCAGGGGACGGGCTCGCCCGATCTGGGCGGTATTCGGGACAGACGTGGCGCAGGAACGCCGGGTGCGCGTCGATCGAGCGCGCCAGGCTCACCGCGTCGGGATTGGCCGGCACCGTGCACAAGCTGAGCTCGATCAGCTGCGAGCGCAAAAACCGGTAGCCGATCCAGTGGCGATCGTCGTCGTAGCGGTCCTCGGCTTCGAGCGGGACAAAGCCGACCGAGACCGCGCGCAGCGCCTTGATCTGGGTGAGGCGGAACAGCTTATCGACAAACGCGTCGGTGCCCTCGGGCAAGAACTCGACGCGGGCGACGGTTCGGGTCTGTTCGTGATTGGGCGCGAACTCGCGCACCCAGCCGATCGGCGTCTGCGACGATTGATGCCCCCAGAGGAACACCGGATTGCGCCAGAAGTCGGCGAGTTCCCAGGACTGCTCGATGATGTCGCCGTAGCGGTCCTCGCGGTTGGACGAGGCGACAAAGCGGCCGAAACGGTCATCGCCGACCTCGAGCTCGGCCTGTTTGACGACGTAGCTGGGAGGAGGCATCACACCGCCTCCGGGTATTCCTCTTCCTCGTCGCCGGTATCGACCTCGACGGCGATGATCTCGACCGATTTTTCCTCGTCGTCTTCCTCGTCCTCGGCTTTTTCCTCGTCTTCCTCGTCGTCCATTGCCTTCGGCGAGATCGTCGGGTCGAGCGGCTCCATCATCTGCTCGGGCGAGCCGTCGCCGACGGTGGCGTTGCCGTTTTCCATGTCGGGCGAAACGATGGTTTTGAGGATGTAGTCGGCGGCGCGGAGTCCGTGGATGCCACGCCAGTCGTCGCCAGCGGGCGAAGCGGGTGCGCCGCCGGTCGGCGATACCATAGCGCGGGTGAATTCGCGGTCGGTAGTGCTCAGGTCGCGGGTGTAGATGCGCGGTGCGGGTGTGTTCATTTTCTCGCCCTCGTTAGCGGTCGGTCGACATAGCCTCGCAACGCCGATCGCTCGGTGTTGTGGTCGACTGATTCGCCGTGATTGAGACAGCCGCGAACGCAATTCATCGACTGTACCTTCGCCCATACAGCTAACGCGCATTTTTTGTCAACGCTTGTGATCGCGCGGAGAGCGGCTTATGGTGCGGGCGGTCTAATACCCTGAACTTGAATCCGGCGCCTTCGGGTGCCGGGTTTTTTGTGTCAGCTTGTGTCGATAGCCGCCGCAATTTATATTCGCGGCGGGAGCGGGCACTCCCCCCGTGCAAGCTACCTACTGCCTCCTTGGGGACAGGCGCCGCGTCAATCGATCCTCCGCGCAAGTTGGATCGGTTGGTGCGGCGCTCTTGCGTTCAGTGTCAAAAAAAGCGGCCCGGCTCGGGAGGTGAGCCGGGCCAAGGTTAGGGAGGCTGCCTTAGACTTTCGGCTCGCGTGGCGGCAGCGGGCGGGTGTCTGGCGGGCGGCCGACCCAGCCACCGGCCGGCGGTTCCGGACGATGGATCGCGTTGAGGTCGACGACGATCCAGCGCCAGCCGTAGCCGGTCAGGTAGCAGGCGGCAAAGCAGAGGTTCTTCGGCAGCGGATGACCGGCTGTCGGCGGCAGCAGCTCACCGAGCGGCGGCCGGATCGGCGGCCAGACCTCGCCCGGCTCCCACGGCCCTTCGCCCTCACCGCCCGGCGGCACCGGGAAGATCGGAAAGGACGGCCCCTCAAGCGGCGGCCAGACACCCGGGGGATCGGGCGGCAGCGGGTGACCGATCCCTGGCGGTAGACCGTGCTCGGGATGGTCCGGTTCGCCGGGATGCGGCCGATCGGGTGGCCTTCCGCCCCAGCCGCCGGCCGGACGGTCCGGTCGCTCCGGTCGTTCAACCGGCACGAGGTGACCGTAATAGAGTTGTTCAGCCATCGTGTGCTCCTTTAGTGACACTTGTGCGCGGTGGAGTATTTACCCGCCATGTTGCGCGATCATGGCGGGGTCGGGATGTAGAGTTTGGCGCGAACCGCACAGTCCTTCGCTTCGAGCAACTTGCGCAGCGCGACCGTCCGTTCCGGGTTGCGCGGCAGCGTCTGCGCCAGCCAGTCGGCAAGATCGCCAAACGGCCGACTGACGACTTGCAAGTCGTCGCGCAAATGGGCGAAGGCAAAAAACTGCAGCATCGGGTCGGTGTCATCCATGCTCAATCCTCCGTTACGAATTGCCAGTAAGCGCGATTGGTCGAGTAGCGGCGTGCGATCGGCAAAGACCCAGGCCAACCACAGCGCCAACAGCCCCCACGGCGCGATGAAGGTGAAGACATCATCGTCACTCGGGAACAAGGCCGCGCCTCTTCAGCCGCAGCTCAGCATCGTCCATCTCCGTGGCTGCCCGATCGAGCAGTTCCGCCCGCAAGCTCGCGCTGGGGCCGCGCCCCGCGTAGTACGCCCCCAGCATCACCGTGACGACTTCACCAACGGCCGGGTGGTCCGGCTCCAGCCCGTAGCGACTGAGGCGGGCCGCGAACATCGCGAAGAGTTCGATGACTATATCGGGGTGTTCAGGCATCGGGGATATGCCGCGCGCGTTCGATCACCTCGCGTTGGCTCTCGCGGTGACCCATGAGGATTTCCGGTTTCTCGGCCGGTGGCCTGCGCGGCGGCTCGTATCGCGGCGGCAATTTCCCGCGTCGTTTCAGCGCGAGATAGACCGCAAATAGCTCCTTGAGACTGGCGGCGACCAGCCGGTCGGCATTGGGCAGCACGTCGAGGCGCAGCACATATTCGAGGTTGCGGATCGGCGCGCGCGGAAGCTCGTCCCAATAGATCGCGGGGACCTCGCGGCCGAGCACCTTCGAGACCACGAAATAGGTCGGGCGATCGGTCATGCTCCCACCTCGATCAGTATCCGCATGACGCGCTCGGCCTGCGCACGGCTGTCATAGGCGCGCGTGACCAAGTGGTCGTAATGGCACGGGCAGATGCGCCGGACATACCAGCCGGGATGGAACCGCGAGCCTGCGCAGGGCAATCGATAGGGCCACGCGTCGACCCAGGTCACGTCGAGCCAGCGTGCGTCGTTGTGATCGTCCGGCTCCGTCGGCCGCGATCGCATAATCAGCTTTTCGCGTGCGCCGACCGCATCGATCGCCGCTTCATAGGCCGCGGTGAATTCCGGCGTTCCCGGTTCCGCGCGGATACGCACCACGCGGTTTTCGTTTGCAACGCGATGGCACACATAGCGATACGACACGCCACCACGCCCGTACTCGTAGAAAAACGGCAGGCCGCGGCTCATAGCGGATCGATCCCGATATCGAGCGCGCGGTCGAGCCAGCGATCGAGCGCGGCGCGGGTTGTCAGCCCGTCGATATCGGCGCGCAGCGCGTCGATGTCAGCGCCCCCGAGCCAGTCTCCCGCCATGATCCACTGGCGCAGATAGGCGCGCATCGCGGCGATCTGCTCGTCGGACATCAGCCGGTGTTGCAGATAGGCTTCGACCGCTGGCGCCAGCACGCCGGTCGTCTCGTTTCGCCAATAGCCCGGCGCTTCGATCATCATCATGACATTTCCCCCCAGATAATGGCCGCGAGCGCCTGCAGCGCGGCGATCGTCCAACTCCGCACGGTTTTGGGGTGCACGCCGTAATAGCCGGCGAGCTGCGTCCAGGATTGATCCTCGACGACGTGTCGCTCGATCATCGCAAAAACCGTCCGGCCGACGCAGTTCCGGATCGCGTGTAGCCGGTTGAGCGCATCGATGCGGCGGATCGAGGAGACATCAAACCCGAGGGCGCCACCTTCACTAAATGTCATCGACGTCGCCGGCCAATCGTCGGCGATGACGATCTCTGACAAGGTCCGGAACAACGCGGCGGCGCGCCAGACCGGAAAGCTGATCGCGCCATCGATCAAGAGCTGATCGAGCCGGGTCCGGACGCGCCAGAACGGTCGGAACGAATGTTCGCCGATCGCCGGCGCCTCGACCGCGTGGTGTTGCTGGAAGTATTTTGTCGGTTCGCTCACGGCCAATCGTCATCAAATTCCGAGTCGTCGGTGCAATCGCGATCGAGCAGCGGCGCGACGATCACGACGACGATCACCCAGCCGATGAGCAACCACGCCCATGTCTTCACCGCGGGTCGCGTGACAACTCGACGAGCTTCGTCAGCGCCGCATCGAGGTGCTGTTGCTCTTCCTCCGATCCGCCCGAGGCGAGCCACCATTGTTTGATCTGCGTCAGTATCGCCTTGATGTTCCGAAGCTGAGATTCGGTCAGTCCGTTATCCGCCATCGTTCACCGTACCCGGTCGAGCATTGCCGCCCAGATGACGCGGGCGAGTTCGCGGCGATAGGCGTCGCCGTGTTTGGGGTCGGGCTTCGGACCCATCGCGAGGTTTAATTCGGCGAGGCCGGCGTCGAGCATCTCGCGATCGGGGTCTTTCAGAGCGTCGATGACGCCATCGACCATTACCTCGGCGTAATCGAGCGAATAGCCTCGCTGAACGACCCGCGCGATCGCGGCGGCGGCAAGCGTCGTCATGCGCTGGCCCCCTGCTGGTGGTCGGGCGGCAATCGAGCGTGACGCGAGCCTCGGACCTCGAACCCCTTCTCGACGATGCCGAGGTTCTTGTCGCCGCGCGGGTGCTGCTCGATGCGCCAGCGTTTGCGCTGGCAGACCTCGCACGCCTGCTGATCGGCCCCGAGGCGTTTGCCGTCGTCACCGTAGAGCGCGGCCCAGGCGGCGGTCGGGCAGGCGCGCGGGTGTTGCGCGCAAATCGCGTTGGCCGCGCGCCGGTGGTGCCACGCGCCCGCTACCTCGTGCCAGCGCATCCCCTCGGCGTGCGCGAGGCGCGGCGGGAACGCGCGGCGCAGCAGGCGCGGCGCGGACATCGGGCGGGTCAGCGTGACGACCTTGAACTCATAAGCCGGGAGGTATCGGCCCCTGATGAAAACCGGCGGCGCGCGCTCGGGGCGATAATTCAGCAAGGGACCGCCGCCGATATGGGTCGACAGCATCGCGAGCACGGCGGCGCTAAAGCGGAATCCCGGCCCGACCGACCCGACCGCCCAATCGGAATAGTCGCTAAAGGCTTTTGTGACCCGAATATCGTCGAGGTGACCAAAATATCGCGCGGCTTCCATGCACGTGTGAATATGAAAATTACCGGGCGGCATCGAAATAAAGTGCACATGGTCGCCGAGGTCAGTCAAAAGGCCGGCGTAGCGCCGCTTGTGCTTGCGGAAATAGTCATACCCGAAGGCGTGATGCAGAATATCTCGGTACTTTGTTTTCTCCTGGGTGAAACTTTCTATCGGATTTCTAAAGGCGCGGGTTTTCATGCCGGTCGGGCTGAACAATGTCGCCATCGGATAAGCCCCGATGACGGGCTGGTCGCCCCTTTTCCAATAGAAGATTTGCACCTGAAACCAGGCGTCATCGGTGGAGCACCGGAAATCGGGCAATTCGACGCCGCCCAACGTCGGGTATTTGCCGCGTTCTTCCTTCCTGACAAAAGACTGCATCAGGAAGCCCCGCGAGCGCGTCTCGATCCACATAGGGTCAAACGGCAGGCGCGCGGTCGCGAGAAGCTGTTCTAAGACCGGTGGCGGCTGATCCATCCACCGCGTCGAGATAGCGTTGAAGTCATCGGCCAAAACGAACTTATGCGCGCGGTTGAGGGTCGCGAGGATGGGCCGCGAATCCTGTTCGAGTTCTTTGTAGAAGTTGCCACTGTTCAATTGGATATTGTAGCGACCTTGAATGAGGTCGGTGAGGTCGTTAATCGAGCTGTCGACACCCAAATAAAACCGTTGCGGGTGCGCGAGTGCCTTCGCGACAGCGTGCGCCAGGACCGCGCTTTTCATAGGCTGACCCGGCGGCGCACCGGGATTTGCCACTGTTCGAGCTGCGGCACCCCGAGGGGTGTCGATCATCATCGCAAGCCGCCGGTCGCCAAGATTTGCACCAACAGCCACAAGGCGATCGCCAGCCAGCCGAGATGCGGCCGACCCCACGGCCGTTGCCACGGCTGAAAGGCCTCGATCAAGGCCAAGACGAAGGCCGCAATTAGCAGAATTAAACCGAGCATGGCGATACCTCCGGTTCTCATGCGGCGATCCTCCCGCGCAACGGGATGCCCCAGACTCCAAGCTGGTTGAGGACGTCGTCGACCGAGTAGCAGACCGAGAGATCGCGCACCGCGCCGGTCTTGCACAGTTGTTCGAACCGCTCGACTTGCCCCACGATCTCGCGCAACGCGCCGTGTTTGGTCTTGACGATCCGCGTCCTCGATAATTGGCCGCCACGTCGCTTTAGCTCGACGATCCAGATCCCTTTCCACCAGATCAGGATGTCCGGCATTCCGGTTTTCAGACCGAAGCGGGAATAGGCCGCGGCCTGTTGTGGTGACAGTTGCACCACCCCAGCGGGATAGGCGCACCAGAACGCCGGGTCCAAAAGAAGTGCGTTAAGCGCGTCCGCCACCGCCTCGTGTAGCTCGCGCTCGCTCGGTTCGGGCGCGGTGAGGCGGAAGCGGTCGGCGGCAGCGGTCATGCCGACATCGCGCGTTATGCGGCGAACGGCAACATCACGCGGTGCCGATCGTCGCGTCCGCTTGGTCGCGCCATAGCTCGGTGTCGCCGCCCAGATGGGCGCGCGCCGCGGCAAGGGCGTCATCGACCGCAGACGATTTGCGCGGTCGGCCGCGCGTGCGTTTCACCGGCTGCTCGGCGAACGGCTTGGGCTTGGCGGCCGCCTCGATCGCGGCTTCGCCCAGCGGGGTGTCGACCAGCATTCCCAACGCGTGACGGTACTCGTCCAACAGCTGGTAGCGCGACTTGCGCGCCTCGGGTTCCATCCGCCGTTCGCGGACAATCTCGCGGAGGATCGTGGTGTCGAAACCCGCCTCCTTCGCTTCCGCATAGACCTCGCGGATGTCACCGTTCACCGCGTCGCGGTCGTCGTGCAGGTTTTCGATGCGCTGGGCATAGCTGCGCAGCGCCACGTTGATGTGATCACCGTCCATATGGAAACTCCGGTTGAGGTGAAAAAAGCGGGAGACCATGTAAAGGCGCCTTTTCGATCGATCGATGCCACTCCTGCCACCGTCTCCATTCGATCAGTCGCCGCGCCCAAATTTCAGGTGCCAAAGTCGACTTCTCTTGGTTGCAGGTCCGGCAGCACCATTGAACGTTGGTGTGGTAATAGGGCTCCTTTGTCGGGTCGATCACGTCGAGCGTGATGTCATCAAGACCGTGCGCCATCGCGCCATAGGGCTCCCAGCAATAGACGCAGGTGTTTTCGAGCGCGTGAGTTAGATCATGCGCCATGCGCTCCGCATCCCATCCGTAGCGGCGGGCGAAGTCTTTTGGCGGCATTTCGTATTTGTCAGCGTGATGAGCGAGGCTGTTGCGGGCTTTCCGCAATGCACGCGCTTCCGGTGTCGGATCGTTCCGCGCTGACAGTTCGCAGCCAATGCAGATTGCGCGAGTGGTCAAGTATACCTGACCACTCCGTCGAACTTCTTTATTGCCACGAAAAAACGCTTCCTCGTCACCTTCGTAACCACAGCGGCTGCATTTCTTGCGGCGAATTGTTTTCATGGTCTGTCCCCGCGATGCAGAGCGGCCCACCGCACGCAATTGGCGCAATGGCAAGGCTCAGCGTGGCCGAGGATTTTCGGGTCGATCGGCGCCGGGGCACCCCTAACCCCGTTCATGGCGAGAGGGTCCCCCCCGCGTCTCGGGGGGGATTTAGGGGGGGTCTGTTCTAGATCAAGATCAAGGTGGTTAACGTCACGTTGAACGTTACGTTTTCGGCGGTCACTTCCAGTTCGCGCGATCAATGATGCGGTTGTCGCCTTTTCGGTGCGCTGCCGCCGTCTTTCGAGTTGCTGCCAGCTATCGATGACAAGCTCGGCGACGACGGGATGATAAAGCCGTCCGTCATCGCAGCGTTCCCAATGGCGTAGGGCCATCCGCTTCACCTTTTTCCACGCGCCGAGATCGCCGCCCAATTCTGCAAGACGGCACAGCTCGCGGTCGTTGTTTGGCAGGCTTCCCGGCGGTGACTGTGACCACGATTTGATCCACAGGCAGAACCCGGCGCGAAATTCGGCCGGCGTCGCGACGGCGAAGAAGGTCGAGTCGAACAGGCGCATCCCGTGGATCGGTACCCACGGAAGCCGGGGCAGCGAGACATCGGGCGGGACGAGAGGCGCCGCCATCCCATCACGCCGCCATCGGCTTGCGCCGGCTAAGTTTTGGCGCGGTGGGGCTTTCGGGCGCGGTCGCGCTCACCGCGCTATGTCCGGGCGAATGCTTACGAAAATGCTTACGGAGTAAGTAACCAGACCGTGATCGGCGGCTCTGTACGCTTGCGCGCATTCGTCGCAGTCGGCATAGTTAATTTTCGGATTGACAACCCGTTTCGTAGGTGCCCCCCGGCCCCGAACTTTTTGGAAAATATCACCGGCTGAAGAAGCCATCCTGGTGCCCCCTACCGCCGCGCTCGGTTTGAGGGGCAAAGAATTTCCCAGGTAACTAGCTCGGTCAACCCCCCTTTTATCCGCCTTCGCCAAAGTGACGAGCCGCGCTTCTGCGCGCCCGTTTGGTATCTAAAATTTTTCGCGATCAAAATTACTTAACATGAGATCGCGCAACCGCCTGATACAGTATCGCGTTTTTGAAACGTGTTAGGTTTTCACTTTCTTAACATTGCGCGGCCGCCCGAATTTTCCGTGTTGACTTATTCGGTCGGAAGAAATTTTTATGACACACGGAGGAGCCCGCAGGACATTCACGCCGCGTTCACCGGCGGCGCGTCCGCAACAAACAAAAAAATTCGCGAGGGGCTTAGACCGTGAAGGCATCACGCAATGCAGAAGCCGCGAATTTTGACCTCACGGAGTCGGTGGTTTACGCGCCGCCCGGCCAAGGGATCGCCCAACCTCTTGCTCCACATCACGCCCGGTTAAAGCTCGTGCCGGCGAGAGCTATGCGCCGGCCGCCGCCGCGAGGCGTTCCGAGCAACCCCGGCGTCCGCCAGCTGCTCGCGCTCTTTGAGACCGGCGGCTGGGAAACGCGCGACAAATTCGCCGAGCATATCGGGGTATGCCGGCAAACCCTGTCGAATTGGTTCAACGGAACGGCCATCCCGAACCGCAAAACCGTCGAGCGGATCATGGCGCGCGGCGTGCCGGTCGACATGCGCTCATCGTCGCGCGGAGCGAAGTGATGACGCCGGGCTGGAATAACGTCCGCAATACCGTCGCCGCGAGCGGCCGGCCGCAAGGCTTCGCATCGCGACGAGCGAGGATCGTGCTGATTGTCTGCTGCGTTGTCTCGGGCCTTCTTTGGTTCGGTCTTTATTCGATCATTCGATGATGGCGGACCCGATCGAGCGCGCGGAAATCCGCACCGCGATCGCGCAGTCGGCCGTCGTCGGCTCGATCTCGCGCAAGCTCGGCGACGAGCTAATCGCCGCAAGCCGCGAGGTCGTCCTCGCCTGGTACCAGCGGAGCAACGGCGAGGTCCGGCTGCGGACCGCGGTGACGAAACTCGAGGAACTGGTGGGGCGCGCGCGATGACCGAACCGACCGTCATCCGCGCGTCGGGCACCACCAATTACGCAATATGCGCGCGACGATGGGCGGCGAGCGCCATCGGCCGCGAAATCGAGGCACTGCTGGGGATCAGGTTTCCGCGATCACGCACGGGCGTCGGTGCGCTTAAAGGCACGACATGTCATCACGCCGTGGCCCACGGTTATACCGAAAAGGCGCAGACAGGCACGCTGACCCCGATCAGCGTCTTGCTCGACGTCGCGCGCGATCACCTCGCCGAGTCCTTCCGTCAAGGCGAGGTCGAATTTGACGGCCCAAGCGGGGTGACGCACAACCAGAACCAAGCGATGCGCCAGGTCGCATCGATGGTGGCAGTCTACGAGAACAAGATCGCGCAGTTTGTCGACCCCGTCATCGTCGAGGAGCGCCTAGAGGCGGAAATCGAGCCGGGCCTCGTGCTGTCGGGCCAGACCGATCTCGTCTGCCGTGAACCCCATGCAATTCGCGATCTAAAAACCGGCCAGCGTCAGCCGGCCAGTTTCGCCCCACAGCTTGGCTCCTATTCGTTGCTGTGCCGCTCCAATGGGATCGACATCCAGCACGTCAATATCGACTTTGTCCGCAGCGTGTCAGTGCACAAACCGCAGCCGGACCCCGTTGTTGTCAGCGCCGAAATAAATCAGGCCGAGACCGCCGCGGCGTCTATCTTGAAGCATATCGCGGCCGACCTCAAAACCTTCCGCGAGGGTGACCAGGGGCGCGGCATTAAGCCGGGCGACCCGTGGGCCTTTGTGGCCAATCCGAGTTGCACGCTCTGCAGCCCGAAATATTGCCGGGCGTTTGGCACGCCGTGGTGTCGCGAGGGAGGCGTCGGCAAATGACACCAGAACTTCACCTTTGGCGGTTTGCGTGAGGAAGTTAATGACCAACGGAAGGATTTGAAATATGGCCGCACCCGAACCGCGTCCCCGGCTATTGCCGGCGCGCGATACTGCGACGCCGGCGCGCGAGGCGAACCCCTTCGCCGCCGGCGAGATTTCCGCCGGCGCCGATCGGCCCGGCGGCATCGTCTCGATCGAGAGCCAGCGCGCCGTCGCGGAAGTCCAGGCGCGGATGATGATCGCCCGCGCCAATCCGCGCGACGCGACCCGCGCGATGGATTTGATCCTCAACGATTGCACCCGACCGACACTCGCGAAGGGCGCGGTCTATCAGTACGCGCGCGGCGGGACCGATATCAGGGGACCATCGATCCGGCTCGCCGAGGCGCTCGCGCAGCGCTGGGGCAACATCGCTTCCGGCATCAAGGAAATCTCGCGCCACGGCGAATATTCCGAGTGCGTCGCCTACGCTTGGGATCTCGAAACCGGCTTTTACGACGAGCGCCAATTCCAGATCAGACATTGGCGCGACACCCGCCAGGGCGGCTATCTCTTGACCGACGAGCGCGACATTTACGAGCTGATCGCCAATTTCGGGCAGCGCCGCAAACGCGCGGT